CGAGCATCCGCGAGTTCGGTTGGACGAATCCTGTCCTGGTCGATGGCGAGAACGGAATCATCGCCGGCCACGGCCGCGTGCTGGCAGCCCGCAAGCTCAACGTCGACGAAGTGCCGGTCATCGAGCTGTCGCACATGAGCGAGACGCAGAAGCGCGCCTACATCATCGCGGACAACAAGCTGGCAGAGCAGGCGGGCTGGGATTCTGAACTACTCTCGCTCGAGCTGGGCGCGCTGCAGGCGGAAGGGTTCGACTTGGATCTGCTGGGTTTCGGCGATGCCGAGCTGGGCGATCTGCTGAACCTGAACGACGACACCGAGAGCGCGGCCACCGAGGCGCGCGCGACTCTGGCCGAGCGCTTCATGATCGCCCCCTTCACCGTGCTGGATGCCCGGCGCGGCTGGTGGCAGGAACGCAAGCGCGCCTGGCTGGCCATGGGGCTGCGCTCAGAGGCCGGGCGTGACGAGCTGCTGACGTTCTCGCAGTCCTCGCAGCCGCCGGCCGTGTATGAGGCCAAGAACTGCTACGAGGCGAAGATCGGCCGCGATGTGTCGTGGGACGAGTTCTTCGCTGCCAACCCGGACACCAGGGCCCAGACCGGCACCAGCATCTTCGACCCAGTGCTGTGCGAGCTGGCCTACCGGTGGTTCTCCCCCGCCGGCGGCATGATCCTTGACCCGTTCTCGGGCGGATCGGTGCGCGGCATCGTGGCAGCCAAGACGGGCCGTCCATATGTCGGCTGTGATCTGCGGCCGGAACAGGTCGAGGCGAACCGCGAACAGTGGGTCGGCCTGGGTGACGACGAATCAACAGCACCGGCATGGCACTGCGGCGACAGCCGGCAGATCGACCAGCATTGCGCCGGCGTGGAAGCGGACATGGTGTTTTCCTGCCCGCCATATGCCGACCTGGAGGTCTACTCCGATCGCCCGGACGATCTGTCGAACATGGGCTACCCCGAGTTCGTCGCGGCCTACCGCGAGATCATCGCCAAGGCCGTGGCCATGCTGAAGCCCAACCGCTTCGCCTGCTTCGTGGTGGGTGAGGTGCGGGGCAAGGACGGCATCTATCGCAACTTTGTGGGCGACACCATCGCCGCCTTCGAGGACGCGGGCGCACGGTACTACAACGAGGCGGTGCTGATCACGGCGACCGGCTCGCTGGCCATTCGCGCCGGCAAGCAGTTCAGCGTCAGCCGCAAGCTCGGCAAGACGCACCAGAACGTACTGGTGTTCGTGAAGGGCGACCCGCGCAAGGCCACCGAGGCCTGCGGGATCGTGGATGTCGACGACAGCCTATTCGAGGCTGAAGCGGTCGAGTAAGGCCGCGCGGCCGGCGTCTTTCATGGCCTCGATGTCCTTGCCGAGCTGCGCGTAGAAGCCTGGATTGGTGTAGGCGCCGTGGGCGCCGAGGATCGCGCCGCGGTGCTGATCCAGGCGGGGGAAGCGCGCAGCGATGCGGATTGCTTCCTGCCAGCGTCCAGCGGTCATGTGTTCCTTGACGATCGAGGCTTTCGAGCGAGGTTTGTTGTCCATTCGTGTCTCCGGGTAATCGCGGCGCGGGCCTCTGGCTAGAGAGGCCCCGCCGTGCGCCGTGGCGTTTGCAGTTTTGAGCCCGCCAAAGCCACGGTTCAAACAGGCTGGCTTGGACTGTAAGGAGACGGCGCACGACTTCAAGGGCAAAAGCACATGGCACGACCTTCTTTCGAACCGACCCCTGAGCAGCGCGACATGGTCGAGCAGCTGGCCGCGTTCGGCATTCCCCAGCCGGACATCGCTAACTTCGTAAAGGGCAAGAACGGCAAGACGATCACCGAGCGCACGCTGCGCAAGTACTTCCGCACCGAGCTGGACGGCGGATCGGTGAAGGCGAACGTCAAGGTCGCCAAGGGGCTGTTCAAGAACGCGGTGACGCCGACGGAGACCCACCCGGGCGGCAATCCGACATCACAGATTTTCTGGCTGAAGACGCGGGCAGGCTGGAAGGAAGCGCCGAAGCCGCTTGAGCTCACCGGCAAGGACGGCGCGCCGATCGAGCACACGGACATGACGCCGAGCGAGTTCCGCAAGATCGCCCAGCAGATCGCCGACGATGTATGACGCCCAAGGAAAGGCGTGTCGCCGCGGAGCTCGCGCGGACTGACCTGTACTTCTTCTCGCGCTGGATGTTCCAGCAGCGGCGCGGCTACAAGTGGAAGCGGGCCACGCATCACAAAGCCGTCTGTGATGCGCTCATGCGCGTGTTTCGGGGCGAGACGACGCGGCTGATCATCAACATCCCGCCGCGCTACTCGAAGACCGAACTGGCGGTGGTTAACTTCATCGCCTGGTCGCTTGGGCAGGTTCCTGATGCTGAGTTCATCCACACCAGCTACTCGTCGCCGCTGGCGATCAACAACAGCGTGCAGGTTCGCTCGCTGGTTCAGCACGAGGCCTTCGGCGAGATATTCCCGAAGTGCCGCACGGCCAGCGATGCCAAGGCGCACTGGACGACAACCAACGGCGGCGTGATGTACGCAACCGGCGCCGGTGGCACGATCACCGGCTTCGGTGCTGGCAAGGATCGTCCCGGGTTCGGTGGCGCGATCGTGATCGATGATCCGCACAAGGCCGACGAGGCGCGCAGCGATGTTGTGCGCAATGGCGTCATCGAATGGTTCCAGAACACGCTGGAGAGCCGGAAGAACAGCCAGGACACGCCGATCATCCTGATCATGCAGCGCCTGCACGAGAAAGACCTCGCGGGCTGGCTGCTTGGCGGCGGCAACGGCGAGGAATGGGAGCACGTCTGCCTGCCGGCGATCAACGAGGACGGCACGGCGCTCTGGCCTGAGAAACACAGCATCGAAGTCCTGCGCCGGATGAAGCAGGCGTCGCCGTATGTGTTTGCCGGCCAGTACGGGCAGTCGCCATCCGCACCCGAGGGCAACATCTTCCGCCCCGGCATGATCGAGGTGGTCAACGCGATCCCGGCCGGCACCCGCTTCGTGCGCGGCTGGGACTTCGCGGCAACGCTCGACGGGGGCGACTGGACGGTGGGCGGCAAGCTGGGGCTGATGCCTGACGGCCGCTGGATCATTGCCGACATCGACCGCAGCCAGGGCGGCCCCCACGAAGTCAGGGCCACGGTCAAGAACACCGCCGCCCGCGACGGCCACGCGACGCGCATCCGCATCCCACAGGATCCAGGACAGGCCGGCAAGGCGCAGGCCGTCAACTTCACGGCAATGCTGTCCGGCTACACGGTCACCGCGCTCCCGGTCACAGGCGACAAAGTGACTCGCGCCGAGCCGTTCGCCTCACAGGTGAACGTCGGCAACGTCGTGATGCTGAAGGCGGACTGGAACGACAAGCTGATCGAGGAAATGCGCATGTTTCCCAACGGCTCGAACGATGACCAGGTGGACGCGCTGTCGGATGCCTTCGCCGAGTTGAATGTCAACGCCTTCGGGCTGCTCGACCACATGAGCCAGGTCGTGGCCGGGATGGAGGCGGGCAAGGATAAACGCCAGACCTGATCAACAACCCCGGATAACCAAATGCACACGGACGAAATCATCCAGGCCAAGCCAATTATCGAAAACTGGCACCACTGGCTGCCGTTCGCCGCCCTGATGGCCCGCGACGTCGTTCCGCAGAACCGGCCGATGGCGACCCGCCTTCTTGAGCAGGCCCTCGTCGGTCTCATCGCCGGAGGCGGCGGTGCGTATGGCGTTAACAGCAGCATGCAGGCAGTGCAGGCCGAACAGATTCAGGGCCTGAAAGAGCAGGTGCGTGACACTGAGACGCGGCTAACCGCCCAGATAGTCGAGCTAAGAGCGAGGCAACTGAAATGAACGAACCAGCATGGTTGGCCGAAGCCCGTAAGCACATCGGCACACGGGAAATTCCAGGCGCCAAGCACGAGCCGAAGATTCTGGCCTGGTGGAAGGCCATCAAGCGCAGCGGCATCAAGACAGACGAAGTGCCGTGGTGTGCGGCCTTTGTTGGCGGATGCCTTGAGTCAGTGGGACTCATCTCCAGCCGCTTCGAAAGCGCCAAGTCCTACATGACGTGGGGCTCGCCGCTCAAGTATCCGGTTCCCGGATGCATAGCCGTGTTCAGCCGCGCAGGCGGCGGGCACGTGGGGTTCGTGGTGGCGGGTGACGGCAACGGCCGCCTGATGATCCTGGGCGGCAACCAGAGCGACCAAGTCAGCATCGCTCCGTTCGTTGAAAGCCGGGTCATCGGCTACCGCTGGCCGCGCGCGGTGCCGATCGTCAACAGCACGTTGTCGATCATTCGCAGCGCGCAGCGCAGCTCATCCAATGAGGCATAAGGGGCGATCCATGAAGGTATCCATCCGTCACGGCTTCCTCACCGAACTGACGACCACCAAGGTCAAGGAGGCTGGGGACACCGGCCGCGCCCGCTGGAAGCTGCTCTGTGAGCTGGCCTACAACAGCCAGATTCACGGCCTGATCATCGTCCCGGCCGGGTATGTGACCGACTTCGCGAGCGTGCCGCGTCTACCGTTCGCCTACTGGCTCACCGGCGACACAGCCCATGCATCGGCCGTGGTGCACGACTACCTGTGCAGCGTCGAATACCAGCGCTGCAAGATCAGCTGGGCTCGCGCCGCCGCCGTGTTCCGCGAGGCAATGAAGCACGAGAAGGTGCCGGCATGGCGCCGCACGATGATGTATTGGGCTGTGCGCATGGCTTGCGGAAAAAGGAACTGCAAGTAAATCGCCATCCGCTACGCGCACATGGCGGCGCAGCAAGATCAACCCAAACTGGAAAAGGCGAACACCATGCGGTTCATCAAGAAGCACGTCGGCGCCCTTATCGGCCAAATCCACCATGCCTGAACGCAAATTTCTCGACTCCGGCCTCGTCGCCCGTGTCGCCGCGGGCTTTCGCTATGCGCTGACCGGCAACGCCCCGGACGAATGGTTCGGCCCGATGACGCCGCCCAGCCCGGCGGTCACGCAAGAAAATGCCGAAGCCGCAGGCCTCGCCGGGCGCCAGTTCGACTACCGCACCGGGCTCAACGTCGATTTTCGTCCACGGAGCGGCGAGGCGATCGGGTTCTCCGAACTGCGCGCGTTCTCCGACAACTACGACCTGTTGCGCCTGGTGATCGAGACGCGAAAAGATCAGCTCTGTTCGTCTCAGTGGACGATCCAGCCGCGTGATGAAAAACTGAAAGATGACGCTCGCTGCAGGAAGGCGATCGAGTTCTTCCGCATGCCTGATCGCGAGCACGGCTGGGAAAGCTGGCTGCGGATGCTGCTGGAAGATCTGTTCGTGATCGATGCGCCGACGGTTTATGTCCGTCGCACGAACGGTGGTGAGTTGTACTCCCTAGAGCCGATCGACGGCGCGACCATTAAGCGCGTAATCGACGCGACGGGCCGCACGCCGATTGATGGCACGGCCTATCAACAGATCCTCAAGGGCGTGCCGGCGGTGGACTACACCCGCGACGAGTTGATCTACAAACCCCGCAACCTGCGCACGAACAAGGTATATGGGTTCAGCCCGGTCGAGCAGATCATCAACACGGTGAACATCGGCCTGCGTCGCCAGATCATGACGACCAGTTACTTCACCGAGGGCACCGTTCCCGATGCGCTGGCCGGCGTGCCGGAGTCGTGGACGGTCGAGCAGATCAGCACGTTCCAGAAGTATTGGGACCAGCTGCTGTCCGACGACATGGCGAGCCGCCGCAAGCTGAAGTTCGTGCCCGGCGAAATCTCGAAGAACTTCCACGAGACGAAGCAGCCGCCGCTGAAGGACATGTTCGACGAATGGTTGGCGCGCATCGTCTGCTACTGCTTCAGCATCGACGTGACGCCCTTCGTCGCGCAGGTCAACCGCTCGGTGGCCGAAACGAACCGTGAGCAGAGCCTGGCCGAGGGCCGCGCGCCCATCGAGCAATGGGTGAAGTCGCTGATCGACATGGCGCTGGTCAAGTTCTTCGGCTGGGCCGATCTGGAGTTCGTCTGGCAGGAAGGCGAGATCGTCGACCCGATCAAGCGCGCCGAGCGCCACAAGTTGTATGTCGACGCCAAGGTGCTGCACCCCGACGAAGTACGCGCCGAGCTGGGCCGCCCTCCCCTGACGCCCGAGCAGAAGGCCGATATGACGCCTCCGCCCCCGCCGGCACTGGCACCGCCTGACGACGAAGAAGACGACCCGGACCAGCCTGACGGCGCCGGCAAAGAGATCGGCGGCAAGAAGGACGACAAGGCCCTGGGTAAAAAAAAAGCCCTACTGAAGCCGATCAACCGGGCGCGGCCAGCAGTCACGAAGGCTGCGGCAGCCATCCGGAAAACCACCCTCGACTACTTTGACGAGATCCGCGATTCGGTCGCGGAACAGCTTGGCAAGGCGCTGAACGACACCGGCAAGGCGGACGACCCCGAGGACGACGAGGACGTCGTGACGACCATCATTGCCGGGCTCGACCTCGGCGAGTGGGCGCTGCTGGTTACGGTGCTCGGCACCGAACTTGCCGCGCTCTATGTCGAGGCCGCCAAGAAGGCCGCCCAGCAGATCGGCGCGAAGCTGTCGGTCGATGCGCTGGATCTGGCCAACGAGCATGCCATCGAATTTGCCCGCCAGCGCGCGGCCGAGATGGTCGGCATGAAGTGGGTGGACGGCGAGATGGTGCCGAACCCGGACGCACAGTGGCGGATCGACGAAGGCACGCGCGAGATGCTGCGTGGCGACGTGCGCCGGGCCCTGCAGGAAGGCTGGAGCAATGACCAGGTAGCCGAGGCACTGGCCGACAGCTACGCCTTCTCGGAAAAGCGGGCGCTGGTGATTGCCCGCACCGAGACAGCGCGCGCGGACATCGAGGGCAACCTGACCGGCTACCGCGAGCTGGGCGTCGCCAAGAAGCGGTGGCTCACCGCGCCGGACTGCTGCGACGAGTGCCACGAGATCGACGGCATGGTGGTGGGGATCGATGACGAATTCCCCGGCGGTGTCGGCGGCCCTCCGCTGCACCCGAACTGCCGGTGCGACGTTTTACCCATCACGGACGACTGATCCACCGAGCAAACCCGAACAGGCCCGCACAGCGCGGGCTTTTTCTTTTCTGGAGATCCACACCATGAGCATGAAACGACTCTACGCAGAAATCGCCAAGACCGAGGCCCAGGAAGACGGCACGATCAAGGTCTACGGCTACGCCAGCAGCGGCGCCGAGGACAGCGACGGCGAAACCATCACCTCCGATGCGATGAAGACCGCCCTGCCCGATTACATGAAGTTCGGCGCCGTGCGCGAGATGCACGACGCCAAGAAGGCCGCGGGCACAGCGATCGAGGCCGAGGTGCAGGATGACGGCCGCACGTGGTTCGGCGCCCATGTCGTCGATCCTGTCGCGGTGAAGAAGGTCGAAACCGGCGTCTACAAAGGCTTCAGCATCGGCGGCAAAGTAACCAGCCGAGACGACCTGAACAAGAAGCTCATCAAGAGCATCAAGCTGGTCGAGGTTTCGCTCGTGGATCGCCCGGCCAACCCGGAGGCGGTGTTCACCATGTTCAAGGCTGAGACGGTCGACGACCAGCCCGGCGATGAAGGCGAGCGCGCCGAGAAGAACGACGACCCGGCCGGCGGCGAGGATCTACAGAAGGGCATGTACGGCGTGGCCCGCCTCGCTGATATGCTCGAATCCATCGCCTGGATGGCTCGCGGCGCAGAAGACGAAGCCGTCTTCGAAGGCGACAACAGCCCGATTCCCGCGCAGCTGCGCGACTGGTTGAAACAGGGAGCCGTGATCTTCACCGGCATGGCCACCGAGGAGGTGAACGAGCTGGTCGCCATGAGCGATGCGAAGAAGGCCGAAACGGCAGACGCGCTACAGAAGGCCGGCGCCCGCTTCTCCAAAGCCACCAAGGCAGCGCTGGGCGACCTGCACAAGATGGTCAGGGCCGCCGACGAGCACCTCGGGAAAATGGGCTACGCCGAGGCCGAAGAAGCCGAGGACGAGACCAAGGCCGAAACCCTCTCCGACGAAGATGCGCTGCAGAAAGCATGCGTCGCGATCGGCTGCCCCGAAGACACCCCGGCCGCCGACTGGCTCGCCAAGGTAACGGGCGAGCTGAACGAGCTGCGCGAGGTTGCCAAGGCAGCGGACATCGAGGGCGATACCCCTGCCGCACTGGTCGAAACCCTGACCAAGCGCCTCAAGGACCAGAGCGAAGAGATCGCCAAACTCAGAGACCAACCCGCCCCGCCCAAAGGCTACGCCAACGGCGTCGCGCTCAGCAAGGCCGATGACCGCGCCGGCGGCGACGCCAAGGAAGTCGCGCCGGTGACCACCAGCAACGGCGAGGAAAACGAAGTGGCAACGCTGATCAAGGCTGCACAAACCAGCCCGATCCGTATTGCCTGACAGATCACCCACTGGGTGTAAAACCGCCGGGGGTGTTCCCGGCAAGCTTGACTAAAGGAGACGCGCCATGGGTGCTATCAATAGTGACGAACTGCTTGCGCTGGTCAAGACCGCGCAGGCAAAAGCGGTCGATGAACTGACCAAGAATTTCAGCCAGCCGGGCTCGGCGACTGCAGGCATTCAGGGTTACGACCTGGAAGCCCCGTCGAAAAAGCTCTATCCCGTCCTCTGCCCCCTGCGCAACAGCATCGCGCGCGTCGGCGGCGGCTTCGCCATCCAGGCCAACTGGAAAGCGATCACCGGCATCAACACCACCCGCGTGCGTGCCGGCGTGAGCGAAGGCCAGCGCGGCGGGCAGGTTCAGCACACCTCCGCCGAGTACTTCGCCGCCTACCGCGGCATCGGTCTGGAAAAGGCCGTGACGTTCGAGGCCGACTACGCCGCCAAGGGCTTCGAAGATGTGAAGGCGCTGGCGGTACAGCAGACCCTGGAATCGCTGATGATCGAGGAGGAAATGATCCTGCTCGGTGGCAACACCTCGAACGCTCTGGGTACGACCCCCACCCCGACGCTGGCGGCTTCCGCCTCCGGCGGCTTGCTGGCAACGCAGACGCTTTCCGTCATCTGCGTGGCACTTGGCCTGCAGTCGTATTGGGACGTCGCCGGTATCAACAACGGCCAGACTGGCGGCTCGTTCAACGCTGCCACGGCTCAGGTGAAGTCCTCCATCACCCGCACCAACGCCGACGGCTCGACCGACACCTTCGGCGCTGGCACCGCGCAAAAATCCGCCGCCGCCACGGTGGCTGTGACCGGACCGACCGGTTCCGTCGCTGCCTCGGTGACGCCGGTTCGTGGCGCGGTTGCCTACGCCTGGTATTGGGGCGCGGCCGGCTCCGAGCGCCTCGGTGCGGTCACCACCATTAACAGCGCGTCGATCACCGCCGCTGCTGACGGTGCCGCACAGCTTGCCTCGGCGCTGCCGTCCGCTGACAACTCGACCAGCGCGCTGGAGTTCGATGGTCTCCTGACCATTGCCAGCAAGTCTGCCCTGGGCTCCTACTTCAACGCGCTGGCCACCGGCACGCCCGGTACCGGCACCTCGTTGACGGGCGCAGGCGGGCGTGTGGTCGAGATCGATACCGGTCTCGCCGCGTTCTACGACAAGTACCGCCTGCAACCGGACAAGATTTACGTGAACTTCCGGCAGTTCCAGAAGATCACCAATCTGGTGCTGGGGCAGACCAATCCGCAGGTGATGTTCACGGTCGATGTGAACAGCCCGAAAGAGCTGGTCGCTGGTCGCAACGTCGGCAAGTACCTGTCGCCGATCACTGGCGAGGTGATTGACCTGGTGGTGCATCCGAACCTGCCGCCCGGCACGATCATGTTCCGCACCACCCGCGTCCCGTCGTATCTGGATGGCGTGTCGGATCTGTGCCGTGTGCGCACCCGCCGCGAGTATCACCAGATCGAGTGGCCGCTGCGCACTCGCAAGTACGAGTACGGCGTCTATGCCGACGAGGTGCTGCAGCACTACTTTCCGCCGAGCCTCGGTCTCATCACCAACGTCGCCAACGGCTAATCGAAGGCACACATCAAGCCCCGCTCCGGCGGGGCTTTTTCATTTCTCAAGGAGATTCACATGAGTGAAAAAATCAAGCTGGTTCCGCCCGAAGGCGTGACAAGCGCATCGTTCGACGGCGTCGAATACCCGGTCGACGATGACGGCATTTGCGAAGTTCCGGCCGCTGCCGCGCTGACCCTGTATGGCTTCGGTTTCGGCAACGCCCCCGCAGCCCCGGCCGGACCCTCCAAGCCCGAGACTGCCGCCCAGAAGAAGGCGCGCGAGAAGGCCGAAGCGGAAGCCGCTGCCGCTGCTGAAGCCGAGGCCAAGGCCAAGGAAGGTGCTGGCGACGGCAACGCCCCCGCAGCGCCGGCCGCTGACAGCCAGTAATCCAGCATGGCGCTCACCACCACCGCCGCGGTAAAGGTCTACAAGCCCATCACCGGCACCGAGCTCGACGCACTGATCGACGCGCTCGTCCCGCGCGCCAGTTCGGCAATCGAGACGTACCTGTCGCGCAAGATCGAAAGCACGGCACACGTCGAGATCCGCGACGGCAACGGTGGGCGCTCGCTGATGCTGGCGCAATACCCGGTAACGGCCGTGTCTGCGGTCTCCGTTGACGGGCAGCCCATCCCCCAGGGTGGCTTCGGCGTTGCCGGATGGCGTCTGGCAAACCGCTCGCTGGTGCTGGATGGCTACAGCTTCGCGCGCGGCGACGCGAACGTGCAGATCGAATACACCGCCGGATATGCAACCGTTCCACCAGACATCGAGCAGGCCTGCATCGAGACCATCCTGCTGGCGCTGGAGCGCCGGTCGCACATCGACGTGTCGAGCAAGAGCCTGGCCGGCGAGACGGTGAGTTTCATCACCGCCGATCTGCCGCCCTCTGCCCGCAAGGCGCTCGACCCCCACCGCCGCGTCGCTCCGCTATGAGCATCACCGGAGAAATCAAAGGCGACCGCGAGGTCGTCGCCGATCTGCGCCGCTTCGACGCAGCTGCACGCGGGGAAATCCAGAAGGGTATCGGCCGCATCACCCTCAAGCTACTGGTACGCGTCAAGGCCCAGAAGCTCAGCGGGCAGGCGCTCAACGTTCGCACCGGGCGCCTGCGCCGGTCGATCACCCAGCGCATCGAGAGCGGAGCCGATGAGATCAGCGGCATCGTTGGCACGAACGTCGATTATGCGGCTGCGCACGAATACGGCTTCAAGGGTGCGGTCACGGTCAAGCAACACCTCCGCCTGGTCAAGCAGGCGTTCGGTCGGCCGCTGAAGTCGCCGGTCTGGTCGACGGTCGGCACCCACACGAAAAACGTAAGCCTGCCGGAGCGATCGTTCCTGCGCTCAGCCCTGGCTGACATGAAAAACGCCGGGATCATCGAGGCCGAAATCGACGCCTCCATTGCCCGCGCGATCGAGGTGGCGCGATGAACCGCGAGCCGATCTATTCAGCGCTGTTCACGCGGCTCTCTGGCATTGCCGGGCTGAAAACCAAGTCCCGCATCCTGAAGCACTGGAACGACGTGCCGCTCGAACAGCGCCCGGCACTGTTCATGTCGCAGTCCGCAGAGACGCCGCAGACCAAGACCGGCGAGGCGACCAAATGGCTGCTGTCGGTCGACGTGTACGTGTATGTGGCGACTGACGGCACGAATCCGCCCGGCACCGTGCTGAACCCGATCCTCGACGCAATCGAGGCGATTTTCCCGCTTCACCCGATCACAGGGAAACACACCCTCGACGCACCGGGCGTCGAGTGGGCACGTATCGAAGGAACGATCCAGACAGACGAAGGAACCCTCGGCAACCAGGCCGTGGCCATCGTCCCCATTCAGATTTTGGCAACCTGACCGCAGGCCGCGGTCATCACATAGGAGAGCACCATGCAACTCACATTCGGCTCTGGCGATCTGTTCGCCACTCTGACGCGCGATGCCAGCGGCAACGCCATCACGACCCCGTCTCCCATCCGCATCGCCGGCCTGCAGGAAATGTCGCTCGACTTCTCGGGGGACCTGAAGGAATTCTTTGGCCAGAACCGTTTCGCGATCGCCGTCGCCCAGGGTAAGGTCAAAACTGGCGGCAAGTTCAAGGGGGCCCTGATTAACGGCGCCGCGCTGAACACGCTGTTCTTCGGCGCTGGACTGACCGCCGGCACGATGAAGGCGCTGGTGGCTGATACGACCGGCACCCTGATTCCAGCCACGCCGTTCACGATCACCCCGACGGTACCGAACACCGGCACATGGGTCGAGGATCTGGGCGTGGTCGATGCCAACGGGAGAAGCATGACCCGCGTGGCGTCCGCGCCGGCCACCGGGCAGTACTCCGTCGCCGCTGGCGTCTACACCTTTGCCGCAGCCGACACTGGCCAGAAGGTCTACATCTCCTTCTCCTACACGTACACCGACGCAGCGGCGAAGCGCATCCAGTTCCAGAACCTGCCGATGGGCTTCGCGCCGTCCATGAAGCTGCACTATCTGGCGTCGTTCCAGGGCAAGCAGTCGCTCGTCGTGCTCGAGTCGGTCATCTCCACCAAGCTGATGATGTTCGGTACCAAGAACGACGACTTCAGCGTGCCGGAGGTCGACTTCACCGCCCAGGCTGACGCCTCGGGGTTTTCCATTGGCGACATCTACACGCGGGAGTAATCCATGGCACCAGTCGTAAAAGTGAAAGGCATCCCGTACACGTTCAGCGATCGCGTGCTGGTTATTCCGCCGCTGTCGCTTGGCGCGATGGAGCAACTGCAGGAGCGGCTGTCCGTGATGAAGGAAGACCTGGCAGACCCCGAGTACATCGGCACCGTCATCGAAACCGTGCACGCTGCCCTGAAGCGCAACTATCCAGACATGACGCGCGAGGAAGTCGCCGACATGATCGATCTGGCAAACATGCAGGAAGTCATGACGTGCGCGATGGACGTGGCCGGGCTGAAGCGGAAGGCGCTCGAAGCCGGACAAGGTGACGAGCCGGGGGAGCATTCAGCTGGCCGGAACTCTACGCGCACATCGCGTACCGGACCGGCTGGACGATCCCGCACATCCGCGAAGAGCTAGACCTCCCGACGCTCACCGCCCTGCGCGAGCAGTGGGAGCAATACCCGCCGCTGCCAGTGATGGTGGCGCATTACCTCGACGTGGCGAAGCCAAAGACGCCGCAGAGCCGTATCGAACGGCTTGAAGATCAATCATTCGTCCCTGTGAACCACATGCCAGCGCAAGAGTTCGACGCGCTGCTGGACAGCATGGGGCTGACGACTGGAAAACCATGAGCGATAAAGAGATCGACGTTCGCGTCACAGCGAACACTGCTGACCTCAAGCGCGGCATGTCCGAAGCGCCAAACACGGTCGAGCAGGCCACTTCGCGCATGCGGGGTTCGTTCCGGAAGATGCAGGACGAGACCCGCTCGACGTTGCAGAACATGCGCAACGACATCAGTTCGCAGGTAAGCGGCATGGCTGGGCCGTTTTCCGGGTTGGTCGACGTGCTTGGCACGGTGCGCGGTGGTTTTATCGCCGTAGCCGCCGCAGCGGCAACGCTCGCCTTCAGCCGGTCGGTCAACGAAGCCGCCCAGATGACGGAAAGCGCGATGGACCTGTCGCGCTCGATGGGGATCACCACCAACGAGGCCAGCATTCTTCAGGCCGCGCTTGAGGATGTTGGCGCATCGCCGGGGGAATTCGAAGGGGCCGCCAAAGGCCTGTCGCGCCAGCTCCGCAGCAATGAGGCGGACATGAAGGCGCTGGGACTGGCCACGCGCGACGCCCAGGGAAACCTGCGTCCCATGACCGACCTGGTGCTGGATAGCGTCGGGATCCTCAATCAGTACCGTGAGGGCGCCGACCGGGCCATTGCTTCGCAGACACTGTTCGGGCGCGGCGTGGATGCCTCGTCCAAACTGCTGCTGCTGAACCGAGACACGCTGGAGGAGAACCGCGCAGCCGTCGAGGATCTGGGGCTGATGGTCGGTGAGAACGGCGTCGAGGCCTGGAAGGATTACGACGCCGCCACCGACCGCGCTGGGCTCTCGATCAAGGGCATGGTCAAGGCGGTTGGCCAGAGCCTAATGCCGATCCTGACCGACCTGATCGGCCTGTTCAACTCCATCATGCCGGCGGCAATCGTGGTCGTGCGCGGCGCGCTCTCCGGGCTGACCGCTGCCTTCCTCGCCGTGAAAAACGGCGTGGTGGTGCTGTGGGAAACCATCAACGCGATGGTGATCACGGTCGCCGAACCGATCCGGGCGCTGGCCGAGGCCATTTCACGCGCTGCCGGTGGTGACTTTGCCGGGGCCGCAGAATCAATCAAGGGGATCGGCGGCAACATCGCAGGCGCATGGGAACGCGCCATGACGCGCATCGCAGATAGCAGCGCAAAGACCGCGAAGCAGATCAAGGGGCTGTTTGTTCCGGATGCGGCAGCGGCCCAGGGGGGCAGCAGCGGCGACCTGACTTCACCCGAGGAAAGCGACAAGAAAAAAGGCAAAAAGGAGAAATCCAAAAAAGAGCAGGGGCCGATCGACGTATTCGAGAACGGATCGTTCATCACCAGCGACAAGGGAACCGTCGATTTCATCAAGAAGCAGTTCGATGCGGTGAACAGCCTGCAGGGTGAAATGGTGCGCGAAGCCGACAAGGCCGCCAAGGAAATGGCCAAAGCGCAGCAGCGCTCCGCCGAGCAGCGCACCCAGATCGAGTTTCTGTGGTCGCAAAATGCCGCGCTTTCCCAGCTCGCGGTCGTGGACGCTGCGTCAGCCGCCGCCCAACAGCAGTATGACCTTGGCGTCATCACCTACCAGGAGCTGCTCGCCCAAGAGGAGCAATTCGAGCAGCAGCGCAACCAGATTCGTCTACAGGCGCTTACCGAGCGCTTGGCGCTGGTCGATCCCGAGCGCGACCCCGTCGCCTATGCGCAGGTGCTGATCACCATCGAAGAACTGGAACGTCAGCATCAGGCCCGTATTGGCGAAATCAGAAAGCAGACCGTGCTGGAACAGACCAGCTCCATGGGCGCGGTGATGCAATCCCTTGAGCAGGGCCTGTTACAACTCGGTAACTCCATGCTGACCAATTGGCGAAACGTCGGAAACGCGCTGCGCTCCGTGCTTGCCAACATCGGACAGTCGATCATTCAAGAAGTGGTGCTGAAGCCGCTCGCCGCAAAGATCGCCGCATGGGCCAAGGAGCGACTGCTGACGATGGCCGGCATCGGGGCCAAGGCGGCGGAAGCCGGTGCTGGTGCGGCTTCGTCGCAGGCCAGCATCCCGTGGGTCGGCCCCGTGCTCGCCCTGGCGGCGATGGCTGCCGTGTTCGCCGGTGTTATGGGCATGTCAGGCAAGGTGCCGAGTGCCGCAAATGGTTTCGACATTCCGCGCGGGATGAATCCGCTCACACAGCTCCACGAGGAGGAGATGGTGCTGCCGGCCAAGTATGCCGACGTGATCCGCGGCATGGCGGGCGGCGAGCGCGGCGGCGGCGGTAATCCGGTCAGTCTGACGATGAACATTCAGACCCCCAACGCAGACAGCTTCAGGTCATCGGAGGACCAGCTCAACGCGGAGATGCACGCCATATTGAAGGGCCTGAACGTCGGAGTCTGACGTGAAAATCCTCGCTCGCAATCTCGCCGTCACCGGCACCAGCATCACCGTCACATTCCCTGCCGGCACCTGGTTCGTCGCCGAGCCGGCGGTGCTGGTAACGGTCCTGGGCGCGCCCACCGACGTGGGCGCCACGCTCAACAGCACGGCCATCGATGGCATCGGCAACGCCTACACCTCGCTGACGCTGACGTTCCAAGCCGGTGCGGTGGGCAAGCGGTTCTCGCTGCTGGTGGCGGGCGACTGAATGACGACGCCGATCTTTGCCAAGCGGCACGCGCACAACGTCGTGCTGTGCTACCACGGCTGCGTGATGCATCGCGCCGACGTGCTGACGTTCCGCGAGCACATCGACGACTGGAAGGCGCAGATCGGCTCGCTTCAGCGGCAGGGCTACACCTTCGTCAAGCCGAGCCAGTACCTCGCCTGGTACGAGGGCACCTGGACGCCGTCCGGCCCGATCGCATGCTGCCACCTGGACGACGGGCTGGACAGCATCAAGCCGATTTGCGACTGGATGGTCGCCGAGGGCATCCCGTTCGGTCTGGGCATCATCGGCCGGCGCCAGAAAATGCACGAACCCGACTCGGGCTTCGCGTCTTGGGCGCTGCTGAATGGCTACGTCAACACCGGCTTGGCCGAGTTGATGAGCCACACCTACAACATGCACCACTTGGCACTGATCCAGCGCGGGCTGGCGGTCGACGTGGGCCCGGTGATGGAAGCGCCGTGCTGGCTGGACAATGGCGACGTGGTCTATCGCGCTGCCGCTGACAGCCGTTATTACTGGGACTTCTCGCACGTCGATGGCGCGACGTGGGGCTTCCCGCTGTTCGGCTCCGACCCCTACACCGGCTTCACCACCACCATCACGTCGACGCTGACACTGAGGGCGAAATGGACGGGCACCCTGCGCGTGCTGCGGCTGTGGATGGCCTTGGGCCGACCTTATGGCGGCGGCTACGACGCGCAAGTCGAGATCCGCATCAACGGGACGCTGCGCTGGTCTGGCACCATCCGCCCGAAGGATTACGGCACGCGCCAGCAATGGGTCGAGCGCGAGTTCTATTCGATCATGCTCGACACTTGGCCGACGATCACCGACGGCAGCTCCTACACTATCGAGTTCAAGACGCTGAACCTTGGGCGGGCTGTCGGCCTGATCTACGTCATTCCGGACTTCACGGCCGACTTCAGCTGTGTCACGTCCTGCAAGGGGCTTGTGCTTGCCCCCGAAAACGTGACGCTGGAGCAGCGCGTCCATCTGGCCGACTTCCCCGAGGGCTACCCGTGGCCGGCGCGCCCCGCGATCATCATGACGGACGGCACCGGCGCGCGCGCGACCGATGCGGAATATCAGGCTTACATCGAGGCCGACCTGTTGGCCAACAATGCCGCCATCAACAGTTGGCTCAAGGCGACATGGACGGAGCAGGCGCAAACCTACGCCGGAAAGCCGGGGTCGTTGGGTGCGATCGTTCTTGGCGGGCAGTATTCGACCGGCGCGCTGGCCGACACAAAAATAGCCTTCGATTGCCCGGCCACCCACACGGCGCGCGTGCTGCGCTTCAAGAACGCCGGCACCGCAGGGCTTGAGCGGTATCCGCTGCTGATGGACATTTTCGTCGGCCCGACCTCGGCCGGCCCGTGGACGCTGCTGTCCCGTTACGCCTCGCGCTGGCGCAGTTACAAATGGGAAGAGGTCGACATTCCCGCGACCGTCTTCAACGGCGGGACGCGCTACTGGCTGCGTTTCCAGACCGTGACGGCGAACCCGTGGGGCGGGCAATCGCTTCAGCGTGTCTACATGGACAGCAACTTCGTCGCCGACGGAAACCCCAACTGCACCTATCGGCTGTCCCATGTCGTCGAATATGTCGCTTGCGTCGACTTCGCGCTCGACCGCCGCGTCAACCTGCCGCTGATTGGCGAAGCCTCGGATCTGTGGCCCACCTCAGTCGTCAGCGCGTCTGGTGAATACGTCTACCCGCCCGACCAACTGGACACCGTGCAAAGCGGCTGGAATTGGTATTACGGCACGCTGGCGATGGTGGGTAACGCCTACGTCGAGACCCTGAGCGTGGCGCAGGCTCCGGCCGCCGCGCCGGTCGACATGATCTATCCGTTCGGCGCGTTCTACGAGAACGGCACCGGCTCGGTGATCGCGCAGAACATCAAGGAGGTCTCGGCTCCCCTGGCGGCGGCGCTGGCGACCGCCGGCATGGACTCCGGGTTCACCATCTACCCGGCCCGCTACGAGCCGCAAGGCGGGCTGTTCCGCGAGCCGTCGAACCGCTACACCCGCCACGCGCTCGGGCGCTACCTGGTGTACGGCACGGCCTCGCCCCTGGCGACGCTCAACCACCTCGACGCCTTTGCCGGCACCTTGTTCCAGGACGCGCAGCACGCCGGGGTGCGCTGGCAGACCAGCATCGAGCCCGATCCGGCAGGCAACGCAACCATCAAGCATTCGGTGGCGGCGCTCGACTTCGTGGCCTTCGACGCGTGGTTTTTCGACGGCGCCGGCGGCATCGCCAAGGGCGCGCTCAACGACGGCGGCACCTACCTCGACTACACGCCGGGCACGGGCACCTTCGCCGTCGGCGAGACCATCACCGAGGCGACCAGCGGGGCGACCGCCGTCATCGTCTGGGCGCAGGCCAACATCGGCAACCTGCGGGTGTCGGGCGTGACCGGCACCTGGACGGGCGGGCTGGCCTTCACCGGCGGCACCAGCGGGGCGACCGGCACGGGCGCTGCCGAAGGCCCGCAGGCCTTTGCCGACGACAAGACCTGGCTGCAGTCGCGCGGGGTGCGCTGCCTGCTGATCCTCAACAACAACCTGGGGACCGGCGACCCGGACGACGTGATCGGCTCGCACGTCGTCAACAACCCGGCGACCTATGTGCCGGCCATCGTGGCGGCGTGTGTCGACAATGGCTGGGACGGCATCACGAGCAACCTCGAAGCCATCCCGGCCGCCGATCGCGCTGCGGCGACGGCGTTCTATCGGCAGCTGGCCACGGCCTTGCACGCCGCCGGCAAGCTGTTGCACGCGACCGCGCCTGCCACCACCGGCACCGATTACGACGCGGACTGGTGGGTCGGCTGGTGCGACGTGAACGAGCTGGCCAAGGTGTGCGACGCCGTCAAGGTGCTCACCTACACCGAGAGCGGCGGCGGTACCGCGCCCGGCAGCGCCTCGCCGACCTGGCACTTCGCCGCGACCGTGTCCTGGCTGCAGTTCCATGTGTTCGAGGTTTTCTGGCCCCGCCTGCTGCTGGGGGCGCGCGCCTACGGGCACATCTGGAACAACCCCGCCGACTTCAACGACGTGTCCTACACCACCTACGCCGACGCCCTGGCAACCGGCCTCCTGGCCGCTGCCGAAATCTTGCCGTTGGACGGCGAAGCCACCTGGACGGACGGCACCCGCACCTGCTGGTTCGGCACCCCGGAGACCGTCATGCGATCGGCCCGGACGGCGGCGCAAAACGGCTTCGGCGGCGTCGGCGTGTGGAAGGCGGACGACGGCGATCTCTACGAACACTGGCCGGTATGGCCTCAACTTGGGATAGACGACATGGCCGTATTTTCTGAAGAGCGCTTCCCCGACGACTGGTCGTGGTTCGCCACCGGCGGGCCGAAGTTCAAGACTCACATCACGGCGGGCGACTCAGACTACGAAGACCGCATCAGCGTCGGCGACCTCGGCCTGCGCCGCTACAGCCTGAGCCGCACCCTGCACAGCCAGACCGAGCTGGACTGGTTCATGGCCTTCTGGCAGCTGCGCCGCGGCAGTTTCGAGGGCTTCCGCCTGAAGGACTGGCGCGACTTCAGCGGCACCGGACAGAACCTCGGCACCGGCGACGGTACGCTCACCGGCTTCCAGTTGCGCAAGCTGTACGGCAACACCGATCCGCTGACCGGGGCGGCGTCGCAGTCGTGGCGCGCCATCAAGAAGCCGCTGCCGGGCAGCGTGAAGGTCTACCTCAACGGCGTGCTGCAGGCGAGCGGCTGGACGGTGAACACCGCCACCGGGCTCGTGAGCTTCTCCGTGGCGCCCGCGGCCGGCGCGGTGGTGACGGCCGACTTCGAGTTCGATGTGCCGGTGCGCTTCGCCAACGACGAGCCGCCGCTGCAGTTCGATGCCAATTTCGGACTCAGCAGCCTGTCGAGCCTCAAGTTCGTCGAGGTGCGCGTGTGAAGACCCTGTACCCGGCGATGGAAGCATTGCTGGCGACCGGCGCGGCGTCGCTGGCGATGCTGATGAAGATCACCCGGCGCGACGGCGTGGTGACCCGCCTGACCGATTACGACCGCCCGGTCACCTACGGCGGCTTCAGCTATTCGCCGGAGGCCGGTCTCAAGCGCTCGGCGCTGTCGGTGAGCGAGGGGCTGGCGGTCGACAGCATGACGGTGGCGGGCTACTTCTTCGGCGATCTCACCGAGGACGCCCTGCGCAAGGGCAAGTACGACGCCGCCGAGGTCGAGGTGATCTTCGTCGAGGCCTCCGACCCGGACACCTACGGCCCGATCCCGATGTTCGACGGCTTCGTCGGCGACACCGGCTTTCACCGCAACATGTTTTCGCTGTCGGTCAACGGCTTCACCGAGCTGCTGCAGCAGAACTTCGGCGAGGTGACCTCCCCCGACTGCCGCGCCGACCTGGGCGACGCCCGCTGCAAGCTCAGCATGACCGCGTACACCCACACCGGCACCATCACCGGCATCACCGACGAGTTCACCTACAGCGTTTCGATCAGCAAGCCGGCGAGCTATTTCAAGTACGGCTCCTGCGAGTTCACCTCAGGGCTGAACAGTGGCGCGCTGATTGAGGTGAAAGAATCGACCGACGGCACGATCACGCTGTTCATGCCGCCGCAGTACACGGTGGCGGTGGGCAATGCGATCACGCTCAAGGCTGGCTGCAACAAGAGCGAAGCGACGTGCTCGGGCACCTTCGGCAACATCATCAACTTCCAGGGGGAGCCGCACCTGCCAGGCATCACCCCCATGACCGAAGACGCAGCGAGGCTGATATGACGACGCGCGCAGAATTCATCGCCCAGACCCTCACCTGGCTCAAGACCCCGTATCACCACCAGGCGCGGCTCAAGGGCGTCGGCGTCGACTGCATCGGCCTGCTGGTGGGCGTGGCCGACGAGCTGGGCATTGACACCCGCAACGTGCCTATCAACTACACCCGCGCGCCCGACCCGGCGCAGCTGTTCACGTCGCTGCACGAGACCGGCCACGTCGCGCCTGCGACAGTTCCGGCGCCGGGAGACATCGTGCTGTTCCGCATCGGCCGGCAGCCGACGCACTTCGGCCTGCTGACGGACTACGGCTTCGTCCATGCCGACCATCACTTCGGCGTGGTGGAGGTGCCGTTCGACGACAAGTGGCGCAGGCGCGCCATGTCCTACTTCAAGATCACCCACCTGGAGGATGCATGAGCTCCGGTGGCGTAACGATCACCTCGGAACAGGGGAAGGTCGATGACCTGCAGTCGATCATCGGCGGCAGCCAGTACGGTGCCGACATCTCGCAGATTTTCGGCACCGGGCGCGTGGCCGGCAACCTGGTGTGGTGCGCTAAGCCCATCGAGCACCAGAGGACCGTCAGCTCGACGCAGGGCGGCAAGGGCGGCGGCGAAGTCACCACCACCACGACCTATTACTGGTACACCTGCTCCTTCGCCGTCCTGCTGTGCCGCGGCCAAGTCTACGGCGTCTCGAAAATCTGGGCTGCGGGCGCGCTCATCTACGACCTGTCGGACACCGCCGACGCCGGCTCGATCTCGGCCAGCAACGACTTGCTGACCAATCACCTGACGATCTACACCGGCACCTCGACGCAGGGCCAGGACCCGACCATCGTGTCGGACAAGGGCGCGGCCAATACCCCCGCCTACCGCGACCGCGTGCTGCTGGTGTTCCGCGACGTCGACCTCAGCCCCTACGGCAACCGCGTGCCGACCATGCAGGCCGAGGTGGTCGAGTACGGCCAGCTGTTCGGCGGCAACCAGATCACGCCGCTGAAGCGCGGCGCGGGCGCGGTCCTGTCGCAGCTGTGCCAGGGCGCGGGCATCCCGCCGGCGAAGCTCGACGTGTCGCAGCTGACCGACGAGCTGCATGGCATCACCACGGTGCGCGGCACCTACCGCGAGGTGGCGCAGCACATCCTCGACGCCTTCGCTATCCGTCCGGTGTTCTCGGGCAACCTGCTGAAATTCCGCCCGACGAACCTGACGGCAGTGGACGCTGTGATCACCGCCGCCGACCTCGGCGCGGCGAACACCGGCACCCTCGGCACTCGGGTCGAGACCAAGCGCAAGCGCGACTTCGATCTGCCGCGCCGGGTGACCGTTGGCTATGCCGACATCACCCGGCAGGACGAGCGCAACTCGCAGACATTCCGCCGCATGGCCCCGGGCGGCTCCAAGAATGACGTCACGCTCGACCTGCCGATGCTGCTCGATTCGGCGACGGCGGCGAAGATCGCCGAGACCCGCTGCTTCCGCGACTGGGTGGAGCGCGACAGCTACACCATGCCGCTTGGCCCGAAGTACATGAAGCTGGACGCGGGTGACATCCTCACCGTGACCGACGGCGCGACCACCTACCGGATGCGCGCCAAGAAGATCGCGTTCGGCTACAACGGCCAGGTCAAGATCGACGGCGTGGCCTACAACCCGGCGGTGTCCAACAGCACGGCGGGTGGGGCGGCGGGCGATCCGATGAACCCGACCATCCCGGTGATCGGCACGACCGTGGCGCACCTGCTCGACCTGCCGGCCCTGCGCGACGACATCGCCGACGCCCGCATGTTCTTCGCGGCGGCCGGCGCATCGGCGGGCTGGAAGGCGGCGACGCTATACGTTTCGGTCGACGGCGGCGTCAGCTACTCATCGATGGCGCGCCTGGAAACGAAGTCGCTGATCGGCGCGACGGTGGCGGCTCTGCCCGATGCCCCGGCGACCGGAGCGGCGTACTGGGACGACACCAGCTATGTCGATGTGGACATGGTCACCGGGACGCTGGAAAGCGTGTCCGACGCGGTGGTGAAAAGCGGCGCCAACGGGGCGCTGATCGGCAACGAGATCATCCAGTTCGGCGTGGCCACGCTGATCGCCACCAAGCGCTACCGCCTGACGCGGCTATTGCGCGGCCGGCGCGGCACCGAGTGGGCAATGACCGGACACGCCGCCGGCGAGCGCTTCGTGCTGCTGTCGATCATGGGCACCGCATCGATGCAGGTCGTCACCCGCGGCGCGACGCGCAGCTACAAGGTAGTGCCGGACGGGCAGGCGCTGACCGATGTGAGCGCCCAGACCTTCACATGGACCGCCGAAGGGCTCCGTCCGTTCTCGCCGGTGCAAGCAGCTGCAGCGCGCGACGGCAGCAGCAACATCGCGCTGACGTGGATTCGCCGCAGCCGCATCGGCCAGGAAATGCCGAGCGGCACCGACATCCCGCTGGGCGAGGATGCCGAGGCCTACGAGGTCGACGTGCTGAACGGATCGGGTGTCGTGCTGCGGACGATCACGCCGCTGGCCTCGGCCGCCGCCACCTACAGCGCCGCCGACCAGGTGACCGATTTCGGCAGCGTCCAGGCGAGCTGCAGGTTCCAGATTTATCAACTGTCGCAAACCGTGGGGCGCGGTCGCGTCCTCGATGTGACCCTTTAACGGAGATCCCCCATGCCTATCACCACATTCCTCGGCGTGCAGTTGATGGAAGCTGGTCAGGCCCAGCCCCATCTCACGCACAACGAAGCCATCGTCGACATCGACAAGGCCGTCGCCGGCCGTTTCGCCAAGGACATGACGGGGCTGACCGGCTACACCCTGACGGCCGCCGAATCGACCAACCATCAGATCAACCTGTACGGCTCACCGTCGGCCAGCATGACGATCACCCTGCCAGCCACGGCGAAGACCTGGGTGTTCGTCAACGACACCGGGCAGGAGGCCTACATCAAGACCTCGGCGGGCGGCGGGATTTATCTGCGTCCATGGTCGTTCGTCCACCTGTTCAGCGACGGCGGCAGCATCCACGGCGCGGCGGCTGCAATCGTCGAACACCTAACCGTAACCAACGGTAAGCACTTTCAGTTCGGCTACTCGACAGGTTCGAAATTGGGCAGCGACCCGAGCGAGAAACTCGCACTCTGGGGCGCGACGCCGATCGTTCAGCCAGCCAGCGCCAACCAGGCTGCAGTCACCCAGACGGCCGGCGCCGCCTACACCGCAACCGAACAGGCGATGCTCAACGCGGTGAAAACTCTGGTCAACCAGTTGCGGGCCGACTTGGTCGCTGCAGGCCTCATAAAGGGTTCGGCTTAAGCCCATCAACCCAGTCCGCCCACGCCTGCATCATCTCTCGCCGTTCCGGCATGTATTCGGCGTGGTTGTAGGCTGCTTTCACCTTGTCGCGCTCGGCGTGGGCGAGCTGTCGCTCGATCACCTCTGAACGCCACCCCATCTCATGCAGCAGCGTCGATGCCGTTGACCTAAAGCCGTGCCCCGAGAACTTTCCCAGATAGCCCATGCGCTCGAGCGCGCGGTTGATCGTCGTCGCCGTCATGCAGGTGTTCGGCGTCCGCAGGTTCGGGAACAGGTACGGCCGGCCGCCTGACAGCG